TTAAAATCATGACAACACCCCAAAAAATTTCTAAAAAATTAAAATATAATTTGTCTAATATTAGACATGCACACAGATAAAAAAGCCCCCGCCGGGAGAATGGCGGGGGCAATATGGCTTCAACGATCTCCAACCACGGAGACAGCCGCGATGTAAAAATTTACACAACGGCTAAACCAAGTATATACTCCGCGCAACGTGACTGCAACGGTCAGCGCTATGCTTGAGCACTTGTTGGATGAGACGATTTACACGCCTGACGTGCTTGCCACGCCAGAAGCCACACTCGTCGCCAAAACTTCCCCCAAAGACATACTTGATGCGCAAGTAGAAACAGCCAAGTGGTTGGAAGAACTGGGCGCAGCGTCGGATGAGGCGGTGCACGACCAGATACAGGAACAAAACGCCCGCGAAGCGTTTGCGGTGTTGACCCAAGACGCCGACCCCAAGAAACAACGCGCAGCGTTAACCAAGATTGAGACGCCCGAAGCGGTAAAACACTTGGTTGGGATGTTGACAGCCTACGATTGGCACTTTGTTGAGCAGGCCAAAGAGATTAGAGGGTACGCGGTGGCGCAGTTGGTCGAGGAAACGCGGCACCCTGACGCAAAAATCCGCTTACGTGCGTTGGAGTTGTTGGGACGCGTGACAGAAATAGCGCTATTTACGGACAGAATGGAGGTCAAAAAGACTGAACTGTCTGATACCGAGCTGGAACAGCGCATAAAAGAGAAACTATCGCGCATGGCACAGATTGTGGACGTCACCGATGTGACTGAAATCACGGAAAAACCCAATGAACCTGACGAAACAGGAGATTGACGCGTTACAACGCGTGTTACCAACGCTTTCTCCTGAAGAAAAGGCGGAGTTGCTGGCGGATTTGGAAGAAAGAACCACACGCGCGGCTAAAAACGCAGCAAAAACGTCACTTTTAGGTTTTGCCACACAGGTCTACCCCGGATTCAAGATCGGCCCCCACCACCGAAAGCTCTCAAAGATATTCACGGACGTAATTGAGGGCAAGAAAAAGCGCGTCATTATTAATATCGCGCCGCGTATGGGTAAGTCCGAGTTCTCGTCCTACCTGTTCCCCGCCTACTTCATGGGGCACTACCCGGAAAAGAAGATCATCATGGGCACGCACACGGCCAGCTTGTCCGAAGACTTTGGTCGGCGCGTAAAGAACTTAATTGACAGTGAAGAATACAAAGACATATTCCCGGATACACAGATCGCAGAAGACCAGAAGGCTGCAGGCAAATGGAGTACAGCTTCCGGCGGACAGTATTACGCAGCAGGTGTTGGTGGCGCACTGGCCGGTCGTGGTGCAGACCTTTTTGTTATCGACGACCCGCACTCCGAACAAGACATGAAGGCCAACAGCCGTCTGGCGTTTGATTCGGCGTGGCAGTGGTTCCAGCAAGGTCCGTTACAGCGTTTGATGCCCAACGGGGCAATCATTGTCATCATGACACGGTGGAGTCTGATTGACTTGACCGGCAGGCTGATTGACTATCAGATCAAAAACCCGGACAGTGACCCATGGGAGATCGTAGAGCTGCCTGCTATCTTAGGGGAGGGCACGGATAACGAGAAGTCGTTGTGGCCGGAGCAGTGGCCGCTTGAGGTACTAAAGTCCAAGAAAAGCGGCATGGACCCGCGGTACTGGAACGCGCAATACATGCAGAACCCCACGTCTGAAGCCTCCGCCATTATTGGGCGGGGTGCGTGGAAGATATGGGAAGAAGACGAACCACCGCAGTGTGAGTATGTAATACAGAGCTGGGATACGGCGCACGAACAGAAAACCAGCTCTGACTACAGCGCATGCACCACATGGGGTGTGTTTTACAACGATGAGGATGGTGGCGCACCGAATTTGATCCTGCTGGATGCGTTTAAGGATCGCATGCAGTTCCCGGAGTTAAAACAGGTGGCGTACAAGCATTGGAAGGAGTGGTCGCCAGATGCCTTCATTGTGGAGAAAAAAGCAGCAGGCGCCCCGCTTATTCAAGAGTTTCGGGCAATGGGTATTCCCGTGGATGAGTTCACGCCCAGCCGAGGCAAGCAACGAGGCACAACGGACAAGGTTGCACGACTCAACGCCATCGCGGACTTCTTTTACAGCGGAAAGGTTTGGGCACCGGACACACGGTGGGCAAGAGAAGTAATTGAAGAACTCGCCGCCTTTCCGGTAGGCGAACATGACGACTACGTAGATACGATTTCACAAGCGCTGCTGCGCTACCGGCAAGGAGGGTTCGTACGCCTGCCATCGGACTACGAGGACGAGCCGACATTTTTCAAGCGCAAAACGCACGCGTACTATTAAGGACACATCATGGCAATAGATAAAGCACTGTACCAAGCCCCGGTAGGCATGGAGGAGTTAGTTGGTGAGCCGGACATTGAGATTGAAATCGAAGACCCGGAGTCAGTCAGTATTCGTGCTGATGGGTTAGAGATTGAGATTGAACCCGGTGCGGAAGAAGGAGAAGACTTCAACGCTAACCTTGCAGAACAGATGGACGCGGGAGAGCTGTCTTCGTTAGTAGGCGAGGTTCTTGATGACGTAAAGAACGACTTGTCTGCACGCAAGGATTGGGAAGATACGTACAAGAACGGCTTGACGTTGCTTGGCCTCAAGTATGAGGAGCGCACAGAACCGTGGGCGGGTGCGTGTGGTGTGTATCACCCCATGATTACGGAAGCGGTCATTCGGTTCCAATCAGAAACGATTACAGAGACGTTCCCGGCCAAAGGTCCGGCAAGAACGAAAATTATTGGCGACGAAACGCCAAACAAGAAAGAAGCAGCCGTTCGTGTTGAAGAAGACATGAACAACTACTTGACTGACAAGATGGCGGAGTTCAGGCCAGAGCACGAACGCATGTTGTTTTCGCTGCCTGCTGCGGGTTCTGCGTTCAAGAAAATCTATTTTGATATCAACACCGAGCGCCCGGTATCGTTATTTGTACCGGCAGAAGACATCATTATTCCGTACGGCACAACAGAGTTGGGGACATGTCCGCGGTTAACACACCGCATGCGCAAGACGGAAAATGAAATCGTTAAATTGCAAAAAGCCGGGTTCTACCGTGAGGTGGAGCTTGGTGACCCGCCGAAAAACACAAACGAGATTCAACAGAAAAAAGATAAAGAAACAGGCATATCGGCGTCGTTTGATGACCGCTACGAGATATACGAGGTTCACGTTGACCTTGACTTGCCGGGCTTTGAAGACAAGGATAAAGATGGCGAACTCACGGGCATTGCACTCCCGTATGTCGTAACGATTCTGCGTGGCTCTGATGAAGTGTTGGCTATTCGTCGCAACTGGCGTGAAGACGACGAGCTAAAACAAAAGCGTCAGCACTTTGTGCATTATGTGTATGTGCCCGGTTTGGGGCCGTATGGCTTCGGGCTATTTCATTTGATTGGTGGCTACGCCATGTCAGCAACGTCGCTAATGCGACAACTGGTGGATGCAGGCACACTCAGTAATTTGCCGGGTGGGTTGAAGTCCAGAGGGTTGCGTATTAAAGGCGACGATACGCCGATTGCACCGGGCGAGTGGCGTGACGTAGATACAGGTTCAGGAGCAATTCGTGACAACATATTGCCGTTACCTTACAAGGAACCATCGGCCACTCTATACAGTCTCCTTGGTACTATCGTTGAGGAGGGCAGACGTTTCGCTGCGACTGCCGATATCCAAGTGTCCGATATGTCGGCTAATACGCCGGTGGGAACAACTCTGGCCGTACTTGAGCGAACCCTCAAAGTTATGTCTGCCGTACAAGCGCGAGTTCACTACGCGCTTAAACAAGAACTCCGACTGATCAAAGACATCATCCGTGACTACACGCCGGATGAGTACAGCTATCAACCAGAGTACGGTTCACCTCGCGCCAAACGTGAGGACTACGATGACGTAGACATCATCCCCGTTTCAGATCCTAACGCGGCAACCATGAGTCAACGCGTGGTGCAGCATCAAGCAGCACTGCAGTTGGCGCAAACCGCACCACAGCTATACGACATGCCGTTGTTGCACCGGCAGATGTTGGAGACGTTGGGCTTTAAAGATTACGCAAAGCTTGTGCCGTCAGACGACGACATGAAACCAACTGACCCAATTTCGGAAAACATGAACGTGTTGAACCTAAAACCGGTCAAAGCGTTTATGTATCAGGATCATGAAGCGCACATTCGGGTGCATATGAGTGCAATGCAAGACCCGCTGGTGCAACAACTGGTGGGGCAAAACCCACAAGCGCCCATGATTCAACAAGCGATGATGGCGCACTTGATGGAACACATCGCGTTTGCTTACCGGTCGAAGATTGAGAAAGCGTTGGGTGCTGATCTGCCGATGCCGGGTGAGAAGATGAATCCAGCAGTTGAGGTGCAGTTGTCACGTCTGGTTGCACAAGCAGCGCCTATGGTGCTGCAGGAAAGCCAGAACATTGTGGCGCAACAAGAAGCAGCCGCCCAACAGCAAGCCATGGCACAAGACCCGATGTTGCAGCTTCAGCAGGCTGAGTTGCAGCTACGTGAGCAAGAGATTGAAATAAAGCGCATGAAGATGCAAAGCGACGCAGAAATAGCGGCGGAGAAGTTAAAACTTGAACAAGAGAAAGTAAACGCGCAGGCAATGATTGAAGGGCTAAAAGTTAGTTCCGACATCGCGTTTAAACAAAACAAGCTAGAAGCTGACAACGAACGTGAAGGCGTTCGCATCGGTGCAGACATCGCTAGACAGCGCCAAGACTTGGAGATGAGAAATCGACAAGCAACTAAACCGCAACCTAAGGGAGGCAAATGACAACCGTACAAGAGTACACATCGTTCGTAGACGTTCTGCGCAAAAAAATTCGGGACGACATGAACAATTATTGTGACGACATCGCAGGTGGTGCCTGTGCTGATTATGCGGCGTATACAAAGCTCTGTGGTGTGATTCAAGGTCTAGCTATCGCAGAGCGCCATTTACTTGACCTTGCTGAGAAAGCGTTGAAGGACGATAACGATGAGTGAACTACTTCTTCCGCAATATTTGAAAGACTTGATAGACGCGGAAAAAAACATAGACGGTGAAACAGTAGACGCACCCGGTGATGAGGCAAAAGCACGACAGTTGCCCAAACCGTCGGGGTACAAGATTCTTTGTGCGGTGCCGCCTGCTGAAGATACGTTTGAGGATTCAATGCTTGTGAAGGCGGCTATATCGCAACGCATTGAGGAGCAGACGACTACCGTGTTGTTTGTAGTGGCAGTTGGTCCTGATGCTTACAAGGACAAAGAACGGTACCCATCGGGGCCGTGGTGTAAAGAAGGGGATTTTGTTCTGGTGCGTGCGTACAGCGGCACACGGTTCACAATTCATGGGCGTGAGTTCCGCGTGATCAATGAAGATCAGGTTGAAGGCACGGTGGAAGACCCGCGTGGTTACGCACGCGCAGCGTAAGGAGACAGACATGCCTAATGAAGAATACATGACTGAGCTGAAGATTTCGGGGCGTAATGACGATGATTTGCCGGATATTCGTCAACCCGATGACAATGATGTTGAAATTGACATTAGTGCCGAGTCCGATGTTGAGATCGAAATTGAAGACGATACCCCGGAGGAAGACAAAGGTCGTAAACCGTTAGAACGTAACGTTGACGACCCGTCTGATGACGAGATTGAGCAATACAGCGACAAGGTGCAAAAACGCATCAAGGAGCTGGCGCATGCGCGTCATGACGAGCGCCGTGCCAAGGAAGCCGCCCTGCGGGAACGCGAGGAGGCTATCCGGGTTGCTCAACAGCTTGTGGAGGAAAACAAGAAGCTGCGGGGGTACGTCAATACTGGAGAACAGACCTTTGCCGAGGTACTAAAGTCCAAGGCTGAGGCCGATCTTGAGATGGCTCGTCGTAAGTACAAGGAAGCTGCCGAAGCGTACGACACCGACGGAATGCTGGCAGCGCAGGAGGAGTTGGCAGACGCCAAGTTGCGGCTTGACAAGGCAATTAATTTTAGGCCAACCTCTTTACAAGAAGAACCGGAACAGGTATATAGTCAGCCATCACCTCCACCCGAGGCGCGTCCAGACGAAAAAACCCTGCGCTGGCAGGCAAGAAACCAGTGGTTTGGCGCACCCGGATATGAGGAAGTCACTGCTTTGGCCCTCGCTACGCATCAGCGCTTAACCGCCGAGCACGGGATGGATTACACCCGGACTGACGAATACTACGAGAAGATTGATTCTCGCCTCAGAGAAAAGTTCCCGGAAGTTTTTGGGGAACCGCAAAAGCCACAGGGCGCTCCTCCTTCGAAAAAACCAGCCGCGACCGTTGTCGCACCCGCTGCGCGTTCTGCCGCAACAAAAAAGATTAAGTTAACAAAATCGCAAGAAGCGGTCGCGTTGAAGCTTGGTCTAACCCCAAAACAGTACGCTGTTGAATTAATGAAGCTGGAGGCTCGTAATGGTTAATCGTACCCCTCGTGAACTTGAAACACGCACTAGTGAAACTCGGCCTGACTACAAACCGCCGAGCGTTCTGCCAGACCCGACACCTGATCCTGATTATGGATTTCGTTGGATTGCTACGCATGTGTTTAGCCAAGCTAACCCGTCTCACGTGTCAAAACAGATTCGTGAAGGCTGGGAACCGGTAAAAGCTGAAGACCATCCCGAATTGATGTTGCCTGCTAACGCAAACGGTAATGTTGAAATGGGCGGTCTGCTCCTATGCAAAATGCCCAAGGAGAAGATCAAAGCGCGTAACGATTACTACCAACGTCAGGCAGAAGGCTGGATGCAGTCGGTTGACAATAATTTAATGCGTCAGAGCGACCCGAGGATGCCCCTCTTTAACGAGAGAAAGTCCACGACTAGCTTTGGCAAAGGTGTGAAGTAAACACTAACTTTGGAGTAAAGCTATGGCATATCCTACAGTTGACAAGCCGTATGGCTTGAAGCCGATCAATCTGATCGGCGGTCAGCCCTATGCCGGTTCCACTCGCCTGATGAAGATTGCATCTGGTTACAACACCAGCATCTACTATGGCGACGTGGTAAAGCGTGTGTCAAACGGTACCGTGGAGAAAGACACGGGCACCAGCACCGCTACCCCGGTGGGCATTTTCCTTGGTGTCACGTACACCAACCCCACAACTTCGCAGAAGCAGTTTGCTCAGTACTGGCCTGCCGGTACCGTTGCAAGCGACGCTTACGCTTATGTGGTTGACGACCCGGACGTTCTGTTCAAAGTGGTAACGGTTTCGACCGGTACGACTGTGGCGTTCTACGGTCCTGAGCTGGTTGGCGAAAACGCTGTCATGGTGCAAAACGCAGGTTCGAACACCACTGGTGATTCGGCTGTGGGCATTTTTGGCGGTAACACCGCAACCACCGCATCGTTCCCGTTGCGTATTGTTGATTTGGTACCGGATACTTCGAATGGCGCTAACGGCTATTGCGAGTACATCTGCAAATTCAACGCACCGTACGCAGCTTCGAACAATACTGGCACCGTGGTCACCATGACCGGTGGTCATCAGTATCTCAACCCGACAGGCGTATAAGGAGTAAATCATGGCTATTTCACGCGCTCAGTTATTGAAAGAGCTGCTGCCCGGCCTGAACGCTCTGTTCGGTCTGGAGTACGCACGTTATGGCGAAGAACACAAGGAAATCTACGAAACCGAGACTTCCGAGCGTTCGTTCGAAGAAGAAACCAAGCTGTCAGGCTTCAGTGCCGCACCGGTGAAGAACGAAGGTTCTGCAATCGCGTACGACAACGCACAAGAAGCATGGACTGCTCGTTATAACCACGAGACTATCGCTCAGGGCTTCTCCCTGACCGAAGAAGCGATTGAAGATAACCTGTACGACTCGCTGTCGTCGCGTTATACCAAAGCGCTTGCACGCTCGATGGCTTATACCAAGCAGGTCAAGGCAGCGGCTGTTCTAAACAACGGCTTCTCGTCTAGCTACACTGGTGGCGATGGCGTGGCGTTGTTTAGTTCGCAGCACCCACTGGTATCTGGTGGCACCAACAGCAACATTCCGACGACCCCTGCTGATTTGAACGAGACTTCGCTTGAAGCCGCCGTTATTCAAATCGCTGCATGGACTGACGAACGTGGTCTGCTGATTGCTGCCAAGCCTCGTAAGCTCATCATCCCGTCGGCTCTGCAGTTCGTTGCGACCCGTCTGTTGGAAACCAGCCTCCGTGTTGGCACTACCGACAACGACATCAACGCGCTGAAGAACAACGGTTCCATCCCGGAAGGTTACGCTATCAACCACTTCTTGACCGACACGAACGCATGGTTCCTGACCACTGACGTTCCTAACGGCATGAAGCATTTTGTACGCGTTCCTATGGCAACCGGAATGGATGGTGATTTTGACACCGGAAACGTACGGTACAAGGCCCGTGAACGTTATTCGTTCGGCTGGTCGGACCCGCTCGGAATGTACGGTTCGCAAGGCGCGTAACGTAAAACCCGCATAAACACTGGGTTTTCAGGGGGCTTCGGCCCCCTTTTCTTTTTCTTGCGTTATGGGTTAGTTCGATGATACATTGCCTGTTACTAAGTCTAACAGGAGGATGTATGGATACCGCAAACTTACCCAAAACCCGCAAAGAAGCCCAAGCCACTGGCGCTAAGTACTACTTCACCGGGGAACCGTGCAAACACAGACACATAGCCCCACGCAAAACAAAAGGCGCATGTATCGAGTGTTTAAAAGTGGAGTGGCAACAAGCCGCGGATAAGCGGGCGGAGTACTTTAAACAGTACAACCAACGAGAAGACGTAAAAGACAATAAACACGAGTGGTACCAGAAAAACCGTGAACGCGTTATTGCCACCGCCCAAACACGTTCTGTCGAACAATTGCGCGAGTACCGCAACGCATGGAAAGAAAACAACAAAACGCAAATACGTGCAGACACTAAAGCCCGACGACGTAAACATCGGCAAGCAACACCAAAATGGCTAACCAGAACGCAAAAATCACAAATACGTCAAATTTATCAAATTGCTATTACTATGTCGCAAACAACTGGTGAACAATATGTGGTGGATCACATCGTGCCTTTGCGTTCTGACGAAGTTTGCGGTCTTCACGTGCCGTGGAATTTGCGCGTAATCACACAAGAAGAAAACTTGAAAAAGTCGAACAAGCTGCTTGACGCCACCTTAACGCAGTAGTATAAAACCGTTAATCCGGGAACCCCGGTGTGGCAAACAGTCCCGGCTGACGACATGCAGACTGCCACACTGAACTCGCATGTGAGGACAATTTATTATGGGAATTGCAACTACCCAAGCAATCTGGCGTTCGGGCGGTAACGACTCGACGCGTCAAGCATACTGCGGCTCGATGTTGATGGCTGCAACCTTTTACTCTGCAAACACGGCTACTAGTTCCAACGCCGTCGTTGCGTTAGGGCAAACAGATCAAGTCATTCTTCCTGCTAACGCAGTTGTTGTGTCTATTCTGGTTACTGACCCTACAACGGCGGGTGCGATCAACGTCGGCTACACCATTATTGGCGGTGCATCTAATGCGTCGTACTTTGTGTCGGGTTTGACTACAACCAGTGCCAAGACAGTTACGCCGGGTTCAACCAACGCTGGCGGCGGCATGGGTATCACACCTTCGGCAAGTAATAACTTTGTTATTACGGTTGAAGACGGTGGTTCGGCGTCTGGCAATGTTGGCGGCACCATTCTGTACTACGTTACTGACTATCTGCTTGGACAGCAAAACGTCTGATAGGAGGCCATCATGGCTATGCAAACAGACGTTAAAGCCAAAAGTATTGGTTCAACCGGCTTGGTGTATGAGGGGCGCACAAGGGTCAAAAGCGTGCTTATTGGCCCGACTTCTAGCGCAGGAAATGTCACGTTGGTTGATGGGGGGACAAACGTATTTGTTATCCCCACGACTGCTAACGGCGAAACTTTTGCTGTACTAATTCCTGATCAGGGTGTGCTATTTCAAACAAACGTATCCGCTATTTTGGTCAACGCATCTTTAACGGTGTTTTATGGCTAAGACTCCAGCATGGCAGAGGAAAGAAGGCAAGAACCCGAAGGGCGGATTGAACGCCAAAGGGCGTGCCTCCTACAACGCGGCAAACCCCGGCAAACCGGGGTTGAAAGCTCCTCAACCGGAAGGTGGAGCGCGAAAGCGTTCCTTCTGCGCACGCATGGAGGGGATGAAGAAAAAGTTGACTTCATCCAAAACAGCCAGTGACCCGAATAGTCGGATAAACAAATCTTTAAGGGCTTGGAAGTGCTAAGCATGACGCCGGAAATAGAAACAGCGCGTGAACTTGCGACCCACGCGAATGACATCAAGCATTTGCAAGACGACATGGACTCTATGGTGGAGGACGTGGCGGCTATTCGCAAATCGATTGAAGAAATCAACAAGAAGCTAGCCTCTGCAGAAGGTGGCTGGAAAGTGTTGATTGCTGTCGGTAGTTTTGTTGGCAGTATTGTTGGTACGGTAATTGGGTTCTTTGGGGCCAAGGTGCAGTAGTGCCTACCGTATCTAACAAACAAGAACGGTTTATGCAGGCTGTAGCGCATAACCCAAAGTTTGCAAAGAAAGTAGGCGTACCACAGTCCGTGGGACGCGAATTTACCAAAGCCGGAGGAGGCGAAATGAAAGAGTCAAAGGCGATGATGAAAAAAGAAGTTGGTTTCATGAAGAAAAAGGGCGCACCCAAGTCCATGATTAAGCATGAGATGGCCGAAGCTGGCATGAGAAAAGGCGGCACTGCCAAGTACGCTAAAGGTGGCATGACTGCATCAAAAATGGGCGCGGTTCGTACCGCTGCACCTAGCCGTGATGGCGTTGCTGAGCGCGGCAAAACGCGTGGCAAGCAAGTTGTTATGGCTGGCGGCAAAGGCATGAAAAGCGGCGGCATGTCGAAGAAGTACTGCTGATATGCGACCCTCACGCGGGATGGGGTGTATTAACCCCTCCAAGATGCCCGGCGCAAAAACCAAAGCGCGACGGGATGACACCGACTTTACGCAGTACAAAGAAGGCGGTGCAGTTAAGTCTCGCGTGAATGAAGCTGGCAATTACACCAAACCGGGCATGAGAAAAAGTCTGTTTAACCAGATCAAAAACTCAGCAACGCAGGGTACAGCGGCAGGGCAGTGGAGCGCGAGAAAGGCACAGCTTCTCGCCAAGAAGTACAAAGAGAAGGGTGGAGGCTACAAAGGATGAAAGCCCCGCAGCAAAGCCTGAAGAACTGGACGCAACAGAAGTGGCGAACCAAATCAGGCAAGCCTTCAAGCAAAACCGGTGAACGGTATTTGCCGGAGAATGCAATTAAGGCGTTGAGTCCTGCGGAGTATGCGGCAACGACGAAGGCGAAGCGGGCAGGTAAGGCATCAGGTAAGCAATTTGTAAAGCAACCGAAGGGCATAGCCCAGAAGACTGCGAGGTTCAGATAATGGCTAGTAACTTTCCAGACCTGAATAAAGACGGCAAAGTAACGCAAGCGGACATCCTGCAAGGTCGAGGTGTTAAGCCCATGAAGAAGGGCGGTTCCACCGGCAAGTGGATACAAAGCGCTATCAAAAAGCCCGGCGCGTTGCGCGAACAGCTAGGTGCCAAAGCAGGCAAGCCCATCCCCGCCAAGAAACTGGCAGCGGCTGCTCAAAAACCGGGGAAATTGGGCCAAAGAGCAAGACTCGCTCAAACTTTGAAGAAAATGGGCAAGAAGTAAATGGCGTATACCACCGACACAACTGATTTCAACCCGACACTCAACGAGTACTTCGAAGAAGCGTTTGAGCGTTGTGGTGTTGAGATGCGCACGGGCTATCATTTTAGGACGGCACGGCGTAGCTTGAATCTTTTGATGAACGAGTGGGCAAACCGCGGTGTGAACTTGTGGACGATTGAGCAAGGCTCAATCAACATGGTGCAAGGACAGACGACCTATGATCTCCCTGATGATACTGTTGACCTACTTGAGCATGTTATTCGTACACAATCTGGTGACGTGCCCAACCAAACTGATCTGAATATCACGCGTATCTCCGTCTCAACTTACTCCACTATCCCTAACAAACTGGCGCAAGGCAGACCCATTCAGGTGTGGATTAACCGCCAAAGTGGGCAGCGCGTAGGGTCAAACACTGGTGATATAGCGCATCCTCAGATTAATGTTTGGCCTGCACCGGATCAAGGGACACAGGCAAATCCATACTACGTGTTTTACTACTGGCGTCTTAGGCGCATATTTGACGCAGGAAACGGTGTGAATGCAGTGGACATCCCGTTTCGTTTTACCAATGCGCTGGTTGCGGGGTTGGCATACATGCTTTCAATGAAGTTGCCGGGCGTAGATGGCATGCGCGTTCAGGCGTTGAAACTGATGTACGACGAGGCATGGGATTTGGCAGCAGGTGAAGACCGCGAAAAAGCCGCGGAACGTCTGGTGCCACGACAGATGTTTATTACGTAATGGGTAACAGGTTTGCGTCAGGTCGGTTCAGTATTGCGGAGTGTGACCGCTGCGGTCAGCGCTACAAGCTGAAAGAACTGAAGAAGCTGGTCATCAAGACCAAACAGGTAACGATCAAGGTTTGCCAGACCTGTTGGGAACCGGATCAACCGCAGTTGCAGTTGGGTATGTATCCCGTGGACGATCCGCAAGCGGTGCGGGAGCCACGTAGAGACAACAGCTATATTCAGTCCGGCTACACTGGACTACAGACGTTGGCAAATACTGCGCCTGTGTTGTTGTCAAATGGCACACCTTCTGGCGGTAGTCGTATTATTCAGTGGGGATGGGCACCGGTAGGTGGGGCAAGAGCAGACGATGCAGGGTTAACACCCAACTATTTGGTGGCGCAGACAACTGTGGCAAACGTAACAATAAACTAGGAGTACAGCATGGACAGGAAGCAGGTGAAAAGAATCGCTGACCAAGAGGTAAAAGCGCATGAGAAGCGCATGCACAAGGGCGCTAAAAGCATGAAGAAGGGCGGTCCGACTTCGGAAGATCGTATGCGCTTGGGCCGCAATCTGGCACGTGCTGCCAGCCAAAAAACCGGTTGAGGAGCAATCATGGTTAAGAACGGCATCAAACAAGTGATGGCAGCGGCGTCGAAAAGCGAGTCAGGTGCTAAACGCCTAACGCAGATCAACCCGTCAGTTGATGGCATTAGTAAGGGCAACTATCCGGAGATCAAGACTTCCGGCATCAAGATTCGTGGTACAGGTGCCGCAACTAAAGGCATCATGGCGCGTGGACCGATGGGCTAAGCATGACATATACCGAGCTTGTTAACGCGATACAGGACTACACGGAAAACTACGAATCTACGTTCGTAGCGAATATTCCTGTCTTTATCCAGCAGACCGAAACACGTGTGTACAACACGGTTCAAGTGCCTGCGTTGCGTGCAAACAAAACCGGTATTTTGTCTACCAACAACAAGTATCTGTCTGCGCCAAGTGACTTTTTGGCTGTGTATTCAATGGCAGTTATTGAAAGCTACGGCACCGCTAATGAAACCTACCACTACTTGTTAAACAAAGACGTGAACTATATCCGTGCCGCGTACCCTACTCCGGCAGATACCGGATTACCGCAGTACTACGCCATCTTTGGTCCAGCAACAACAAGTAACGTGGTGACAGATGAGCTGTCATTTATTTTGGGTCCAACACCGGATGCGGCGTATACGGTGGAGCTGCACTACTACTATTACCCGGAGTCAATTACAGTTGCGCCAGATGGTCGTACATGGTTAGGCGACAACTATGATCCGGTACTGCTGTACGGCGCGTTGCGTGAGGCCTACTTGTTCATGAAAGGTGAACAAGATTTAGTTACCAATGTTGAGGCCAAATACAACGAGGCCATGGAACAACTAAAACGTTTGGGCGATGGTATGGAGCGTCAAGATGCGTACCGTAGCGGTCAAGTTAGGGTTCCGGTGACGTAATGACTATTCGGCAAGGGTTAACAACAAGCTTCAAGCTTGACATGGTAAATGCAAGGCAGAACGTTGCGTCTGACGCGCTTAGCATGGCGCTCTACACAGCGTTTGCAGACATTAACGAGAATACAACGGAGTATTCTGCAAACAATGAAATTAGCGGCACGGGTTATACCGCTGGAGGGCAGGCACTATCTAACGTTACGGTCAACTCAACCAGTAATGGCGTGGTGTATATCAGCTTTTCCAACCCGGTATGGGACCCAGCGCAGTTTACAGCACGTGGGGCTTTGATCTACAACACCACAAAAAGCAATGCGTCGATTGCTGTATTGGATTTTGGGTCTGACAAAACGCAGGCGGGCAACAACACATTTACGGTAACTTTACCCCCTGACACGGCGTCAAGTGCGCTGATACGTATTAATTGAGGAGTAGCTATGAGCATTGAAACTTCTAAATCCAGCGAAACCGTGAATAGCGCTGTTGAGCGTAAGACTGGCTTTGCTGAAAACGCGTCCGCAGGTGGTGTATTCACCGTAACGTGTTTTGATAGTAACGGTAACGAAAAGTGGGTTGAGATTGCACCCAACCTTGTGGTTAACACAGGGTTGCAGAACATGAACACTCAGTTTTTTACAGGTTCTACCTATACGGCTGCTTGGTATATTGGGTTGGTTAATGGCACTTCTGCTAGTACCACGTTCTCTGGTGGCGATACGTTGGCTTCTCACGTTGGTTGGGGTGAGAACACTAGTTACACTGGCAACCGCAAGGCAGCCACGTTTGGCGCTGCTACGCTGGCAGATCCGTCCAACATCAACAACGCATCCTCTACTGCGTCGTTCACGATGAACGCCAACGCAACGATTTCTGGTGCGTTCTTGGCGAACGTAGCAACGGGTACATCAGGGTTGCTGTTCTCGGTATCTGACTTCCAAACGCCGGGTGACCGTACGGTGGTGAGTGGTGACGTTCTAAACGTGACCTACTCTTTCAACCTTGATGCGACTTGATAGGAGCTGAACATGTACAAGAAGGGCGACGTTGTGAAGCTCAAGGCAGTTGTGCCGCAGGGTCCGATTGCCTCTATGAGTATGGATGAAGATGGCAACGTGTGGTGCCTGCTGGAGTGGACGGGCGACGATGGTCAGGTTCATTCCCGCTGGTTTAAGGCTGATGAGTTGGAGTCTGCGGAGTAATATGTGGCAATCGTTGATGGCGGATTTAGTAGTGGCACATGGGGCGAAGCCGGTTGGGGCTGCTCGGTCTACTATCCGCTCATCTCGAACGCTGGCTGGGGTAATGGTCCATGGGGATCAGATGGCTGGGGGCTTGGTAACGGCGGGTTAATTACTGCGTCTGATAGTGTCAACGTAGCGGCAACACCGCCGATAGCAGCGACAGTATCCGAGTCAGTACAGCTAGTAGACATAGTAAGTGCCGCGCTGAATGCGACGGCGGTGATAACAGAATCGGTAGTAGCGGCAGATCAGGTATTTAGCGGTCTGGCATTTTCCAGCGCTATAGCCGAAGCGGTAACGGTAAGTGATGCTGTCAGCAGCCTGGTCATATTCACCAACTCGGTATCCGAGTCGGCAGCGGCGAAAGACACGGTAGCATCGCAGGCAACGCTGGGTGCGTCGGTACGAGAGACAGCCAATGCTAGCGATACTGTCAGGATGTTTGTGACGGTTGAAAGAAGCGTGAGCGAGAGCGCTAATGCTTCTGAAACGGTATCTGGCGGTCTTGTATTTACAAGTGTTGCAAGCGAAACTGCCAATGCGTCGGTTGAGGTAAAGAGCGGGTTTGGTATATCAGGGGCAATATCTGAGTCTGCGGCGATAGCAGACACGGCGAATGTCACCAGAATCACTGTTGCATCGATTGAAGAATCTGTATCTACACAAGACATGTTCAGCGCGTTGGCGCAGTTCATGGTCAAGATTACAGAGGACACGACGGCGGCAGACACAGATAATGCAGAGGCCGACAATGATGTATTTAGTACAGAAAGCGCAAGAGCATCGGATGTTGTCAGTTGCAGGTATCTGTGGGAGTTGATTGATGATAGTCAGACGGCAGACTGGGTGGAGATTAACAACCCGCAGTCACCAGGCTGGGCAGATTTGAGTACGACAGACAATGCAAGCTGGACGCTCATAAACACCATTTAGTAAGGAAAGATCATGGCAAGTACATATTCCCAGCTAAAGATCGAGTTGATCGGCACGGGCGACCAAGCGGGTACGTGGGGTACGACCACGAACGTCAACCTTGGGACTGCCCTAGAAGAAGCGATTACCGGTTCTGCCAACGTCACGTTTGCCAGCTCGAACGTGGCGATAGCGTTAGCAGATACGAACGCTAGCCAGGCTGCGCGTAACTTGGAGTTGAACCTAGTTGGCACTATTACCAACCGGCAGACACTGTTCATCCCGGCGATAGAGAAGCAGTATTTGATAGTCAACAACCTATCAAACTCGGTGGTAATTTCTAACGGCACAAATGCTGCGCCGACCGGTGTTACGGTGACGATACCAGCCGGTATAAACATG